TAGGTGTAACAAGTGCTATGTTAGCAGGTTCAATTGCAAGTGATAAACTTGCTGATCCTTTATATTTTGCAGACGAATCTTCAACACAAGGATCCGTAAGAGTTGGTGGTGTTTTAGAATTTTTAGCAGGTGAAGGAATTAATACTGTTGCTACTGGCAATAAATTACAAATTGTTGGTGAATTAGCAAGTACATCAAACATAGGAGTTGCGTCTTTTTCTGCTGATAATTTTACAATAACATCTGGTGATGTTGAAGTTACTACAGTAGATGGTGGAACTTTTTAATGTTTAAATGGATTAGTAAATCTTGGAATAAGTTTTTAGATTCATTTATAGTAGAAGAGAAGAAAATAAAAACAATTGCTGTTAGAGATTTAAAAGACAAAACTAAAAAAGAATTAGAAAAAATTGGAAGAAAAATAGGAATAGAATTAGATAGAAGATTTACAAAGACAAAATTAATTAATAAAATTAAATTTAAGGCTAAATTAAATAGAAGAAAATAATGACAACACGAATTAAACCATTACGTACAGAAGTAGCAACACGTATTCCAACACTAGGTGTTATAGAAGTTGGAGAATTAGCTATGAACATACACGATGGTAAATTTTATTCAAAAACAAGTGTAGGTAATATTAAAGAAATTGGTGGTGTAGGTGGAATAACATTACAAGAAGTTACAAATAATGCTGCTATAACTGATAAAGATATTACTATGAATGGGGCACAACTTATATTTGAAGGAGATATAGCAAATGCATTTGAAACTGAATTAACAGTATTAGAACCAACAGGAGATAGAACAATATCTTTACCTGACGTAACAGGAACAGCTATAACAACTGGTAATTTAACAATAGATGGTTCAGCAGGTGGAGATGCTCTTGCTAGTGATGGTGACGCCTTAGCATATGGAATAGTTTTCGGAGGATAGAATGGCAAGTTTATTTAAAAATGCAGGTATGGCACTTGGTTTTGCTGATACTTCAGCTGCAAATTTATATACAGCTGGTGGTGCTGGACAAGCAGTTATTCACGCAGTATATATAACTAATAAGTCAAATGCTAATAATGGTTTTGTAGATGTAAAAGTTACAGTAGATGGTGGAACTACATTTAGATATGTTGCTAACAAAGCACAAATACCACCTAATAATACTTTAGTTTTAGATAAACCTATAAATTTAGAATCAAATGATATATTGAGAGTAGTGGCACACCCATTACCAGATTCGTCAACAACTGATATAGAAGTATATGCTAGTGTACTGGAGATAAGCTAATGGCAATTACAATTACTCATAATATAAATCCACAAGAACAAGTATTTAATGGTCTTCGTAGAACAAAAGAAGGTATGCTTTATTTGACAACTGTTAACCCTAATGAAGGTGGTACAGTTGGATTTTCAACATTTGAAGAAGAAGGAAAATCAGATAAAGTACCAAAAGATGGTACAGATTATGTGGAAGAAAGACCAGAATTCTTTAATTGTCACGAATTTATTGGTGATGGTTCTACAGTAACTTTCACATTAAGCGTAAATATGGGTACTTTTGCACATAGATTATATGTGGCTATTGATGATGTAATAAAAGATGGAAATGTAGATTATACGGTATCTGGAACAATAGTAACCTTTACGTTTGCTCCTTTGAGTGGAAAATGTATACAGATAGCACAGTTGAATAAAAGATATTTAAATAATGATTCAGACGCCTATCAACAATTTATATTTGATGCAAATACCACAACTACTTATCTTATAAATAGTAGCGGGGAGTTGGTAAAAAGAGTAAATCAAGCAGCTAGTCAAGATCCAACAAGTGATGATTTTGTTGCTTTTGAAAGTACAACGGCGAGTGTAAATTCAACAACTTATCAAGATGGAATATAAATATAATAAAACGGATTAACAAATGGCAGATTTCAAATTAGGTAGACTTAAATTTAAATGGAGAGGTGATTGGGCTGTAAGCACTGCTTATACTATAGACGATATTGCTAAGTATGGTGGTAATGTTTATGTTTGTGTAGAGAACCATACATCACAAGCAACAAATGCTGGTTTTGCTACAGATTTAGCAGCTGTTAAGTGGTCGTTACATACGGAAGGCCTTTATTTTAAAGCTGCTTGGGGATTTGATACTGTTTATAAAGTAAATGATGTTGTCAAATATGGCGGTAGACAATATCGTACTATTGTAGCTCACACATCCGCTTCATCTGGTGGTTTAAATCAAAGTAATTTTGAATTATACACAGATGGTTTAGATTTTTTAGGGGATTGGGTAGCTTCAACATTATATAAATTAAATGATGTTGTTAAGTATGGTTCATATCAATATAAAACTATAACAGAACATACATCAACAGCTACATTTGATGAAACAAAATTTAATGTATATTCTGAAGGTTTACAATGGGAAGATAGTTATAATGCTGGAACAACTTACCAAAATGGTGATGTAGTAACCTACGGTGGTTACACTTATGTTTATATTAATGTTACAGCGTCCGCTGGTAATACACCAACAGACAATACTTATTGGGATGTTATAACAACAGGTTTCAAAGCATTAGGAAGATATTCACACGGAACAGCATATAAGACTGGAGATACTATTCAATATGGTGGAAATAATTATGTATCTCAATCAAATAATACCAACGAATATCCAGCAAATACAGACGGAACTACTAATACAGCTCATTGGACATTAAACCTTGAAGGTTTTAATTACGAAGGCACTTATAATGCTAGTACAACTTACCTAATAGGTGATTGTGTTAGTTATACTGCAACTGCTTATGTACTACTTCAAGATAGAGTTGTAGGTGTTACTCCAGGAACAGACGTTACTAAATGGGATGTATTATCACAAGGAGATTCAGCTGCTGTATTAAATATTAGAGGTGATATTATAGTTCGGGACTCTTCACAAACAAACCGATTAGCACTTGGAAATTCAGGCTCTTTTTTAAAATCTGATGGAACAGATATCAATTGGGATGCCACAACTTCCACAGGTCATTTTCAAACACCTGTAGGAACAACAGGTCAAAGACCAGGTACACCAACAAGTGGTGGAATAAGATTTAATACAACTGTAACAGGTTATGAAGGTTATAGTGGGGTACAATGGATGCCACTAGGTCCAGGTAATCCTTGGACTACAAAATCTGCAGATTTTAACGCAGAAGCTAACGATAGAGTTTTGGTAGATACAACTAGTATAGCTATAACAGCTACTTTACCAACTACTCCATTATTAGGAGATGTTATTAGATTTCAAGATTTATCAGGAACTTTTTCAACAAATGATTTGACTGTTGATAGAAATGGTAAAGATATTATGAATTTAGCAGAAGATATGACAGTTAATACGGATCACGCTGGATTTGGTCTTGTCTTTACTGGTGATACTAATGGTTGGAAAATAATAGAAGTAGCGTAATTATTTAATATAAATATTATAAATAGTATAAAAAGGAAAAACATTAATGGCTAATTTATCATCATATTTGGGGGGTAATACTGACACACGAAAAGAAGGATTACCACTATTTGGTTTATGGGGACAAGAAAGTGGCGGTAATCATAATACCAATTTTAGAATTTTTGATTCTGGTTTTAGAAATGTAGGGTCACCTTGGGGTGGATCTACTGGTACTACATCAAATTATAGATATGGGGTAATGGCAGACGCTAGTCACGCTTATGGTATGAATGACCACGGTGATAATTTTAATTCAAATCATACTACTGAATCTTACACTTCTTACACTAGTTATTGTAAAAGTATTTACCAAATAGACCAGTATCCTCACGCTTTTTACTATACTGCTTCAAGAAATGGACACTGTTCTTGGCAAAGTTATCACCAAATAACTTCTTCTTTTGAATATACAGTAGGTTGGACAAAAATAAATATGGTTTTACCTGAAGGTTGTAGACCTAGACGGATGTTCTGTAATAGACGTTATTCAATAAGGGAAAAATCTGGAAACAATTCTTTAGCATCCATTGACCATTACGATTACACTTCTCACTTACTTGAAACCACTAACGATTACGCAACAGGTACTGGATACAATGAGAAAACTAAAATGTTAGTGATGATTCATTCTGGTGGCGAAGGTGATGGATCTGCTGCTAAGACTATTCATATTTTTAAATCTGGTAAAGACTTAAATAAAGTTAAAAAAATTAAAGAGTATTTTGATGCTCTAACTTCAGTTGAATTTTTTACTGGATCTTGGCCTTTACAAAATAACAAAGATTGGTGCGTTGTTGTTGGTAATAATGGTTGGGTTGGTTTCGGTGGTAAAAATAGTAGCACCAAGAAATATTGTGCGTTTGATTGTAATGTTAAAGGTGGAGTAGCACATCAAATAGACGCAAGCAGACGATACCTTGATTGGGTAGATTTTGCAGGCTCAACAACTACATCTTATGGTGCTGGTAATGGGAATCAATACTACACAAGATTTAACACAACTTGGGATGGTACTTGGGGAATGATTTATTCTCCATATTATTACTATGGTCCAGGTATAAATGCTTTTGCAATAAATCTTGAAAACCCACGTAAATTTATTTCTATAAATCAAACAAAATCAGATTATCCAAATCCTTATGTGGCTTGGGGACGTACTGGATTTCACGGTGGAAATAGTGCTAATACTGATGGTACATCTTGGGCAACATATGGGTTTTCATTTGATCCAACGGATTCTGACCACACAGTAGATACTACAGTTTATATGGGTAGTACTTCTGGAGAAGCAACTATGCCAGATAATAATTCCCACGTAGGTGGAACATTTACCAATCAAACTGGAAGTTGCAGTTTAGCTAATTGCTATACACAGCTAACTGGTGGCTTTAATTCAACTTGTTATCCAGTGCTTATAGGTCTTAACTGGTGGGGCGCTTACGGTGCCGCTGACCAAAGTTATGGAGGCAACTAAATAATGGCAATATACTATTTTACAAATAAAGGCGAACCTTGTACACCATTTGAATTAACTGGTGAAGACCTTATGAAAAAAGGAATGGCAATCAAGGCTACTGTTCCTGACGGAATTGAGTCTTGGAGATTATCTTATGACACAGTTGCTAAAGCAGTAGTTGTGTACGCTGATGGCCAGGATGAAGCAGGCGCTATAGCTCAAAAAGTAACAGACGTTGCTGCTCAAAAAGTAACAGATGACGCAAAAGACATAGCTGATAGGGAAGCATAAGTTATGAATAAAATTAAAAAAGGAATAAAAACTAATGAGTAATTTATCAACATTATTAGGTGGGGTTACTGAAACAGTTGACCCAAGAAAAGAAGGATTACCTATCTTCGGATTATTAGCCACTGAGGCGACTCAAAATCATCATATGACTTACCGAATTTTTGACTCTAGTTTTAGAAACGTAGGGTCACCTTGGGCAGCAGTATGTAATTCTACAACAAACTATAGATTTGGAATGTTAGGGGATGCTTCTCACGCTTATGTTTCTTATGACCACGGTAATAATTTCCACAATAACTTAACTAGTGAAACTTACTCCACTTACATTAATTATAATCACAGTACGTACCAAATAGACCAATACCCACATTGTTTTTATTATTCTTCTTCAAGGGATGGGTTTGTTTCGTGGCAGAATTTTCACCAAATGACTTCTTCATTTGAGTATCAAGTAGGTTGGACAAAACTTAATATGGTTCTTCCTGAAGGATGTAGACCTAGACGGATGTTCTGTAACAGACGGTTCACTATGAGAGAAATGGCAGGAAACTGTGCTACTGGAAATATTCAAGCTTACGATTACAGTTCTCATATGCTTAACACCGACAATAATTATGCAACTGGTACTGGATACAATGAAAAAACTAAAATGTTGGTTATGATTCACTCTGGTGACGAGGGTGGAAATACCTCAAAGAGGATTCATATTTTTAGAGGTAATCAAGATTTAAATAAGGTACCTAGAATTAAAGATTTCTTTGATGACTTGAAATCTACCGAATATTTTACTGATACTTGGACTAATCAAAATAATAAGGATTGGTGCGTTGTAGTTGGTAATAATGGTTGGGTTGGTTTTGGGAACAAACAAAGTAACAGTAAAAGATATGGTGTGTTTGATTGTAATGTTAAAGGAGTAGGAGTTTCATTAACAGGTGCAAGCAGACAATGGAGCTCTTGGCACGACTTTTCAGGATCAACAACCACTTCTTATGGTGCTTCTAGTGGAAACCAATATTACTGTAAATTCCACACAACTTGGGATGGTACTTGGGGAATGATTTTTTCTCCATATTATTACTATGGTTGTGGTATCAATGCATTTTGTATGAGTATTGAAAACCCACGAAAATTTGTTAACATAAATCAAACAAAATCAGGTAGGTCTAATCCTTGGGTACCTTGGGGACGTACTGGATTCCACGGCGGATGGAGTGATAACTGCGATAGTGAAACTTGGCAAACATACGCTTGGTGTTTTGATCCAACGGATTCTGACCACGAAACAACTACCCAAGTATCAATGGGTACTACTTCTGGAGATTCTGTTATACCAGATAATAATACTATAAACCCACAAGGTGGAACATACACTAACAAAACTGGTGTTGTCAGTTTAAACTCTTGCCGAACAACGCTAACTGGTGGCTATGGCTCAACAAACTACCCATTACTTATGGGCGTTGACTGGTGGGGCAATTATGGCGGCCAGAATTCTGGCTATGGAGGTGGCGCAACAACGCCAATTACCACTTAATGGCACATAGATATTATTTCAATAATAACGGCGAACCTGTTACAGGATTATCAGTTTCAGGTGACGAGCTTGTTGCAAAAGGTATTGCAATTATGGCTGACGTTCCTGACGGAATTGAAACTTGGAGATTATCTTATGACACAGTTGCTAAAAAAGTTGTTGTGCGTTATGAAGGTTTGTCTGAAGCAGATGCTGTAGCGAAGCAACTTTCTGATGGTATAGCCGAATCGGAAGCAGAAGCACTCGCTGAGAAAGAGCGACTAGACGCATTACCGGATTAAAAAGGATAATAAATGAGTAATTTAACAGATTTTACAAATACATTTTTAGAACAATCCGAATTTTATGGATTTAAAAAAACTGATGGAACAGGTTCTCAATTAGAGGACCTTATACTTCATTATACGAATGGTGTAGATAATTTGATTGCTGCTGACTCAACAGGCTCAGCATATGTAGATGTATTTAATAATAGCTTCCTTGCAAAAAGAGGTTTATCGTTTTCTGTTGACAGCAATGGAAATTTATTATTATCAGTTTAATAATTTTAACTTGAATAGAAAACTATTATAAATATAACATATAAGGGATAAAAAATTATGGCAACAATAAATTTAGGTAGAATTAAACCAGTATTTAGGGGTGCATATGACGTTGCAACCGCTTACGTGGTTGATGATATTGTTACATTTAACAATCAAACTTTCATTTGTATACTTGCTTCAACAGGCAATGCTACTACTGATACTACCTATTGGTCAATGTTAGCGGCTAAAGGTGGAGATGTTACACAATTAACTACACACGGAGATTTAATTATTAGAGATGCTTCAGGTGTCGCAAGATTACCTGCTGGAACTTCTGGTCAAATATTACAAACACAAGGCACATCTGGTGACCCACAATGGGCAGACGATGGAACTGAAACTATAACAACACAAGGGGACATTCTTTATAGGGATGGTTCTGGAATTGCACGTTTAGGAGCAGGTTCGGCAGGACAAGTATTAGTAACTGGAGGAGCTAGCGCAAATCCTAGTTGGGGTACAGGAACTCATATAAATTATACTGTAATTAGTACAGCAACAACTGCTGTATCTGGTGGTGCTTACATATGTAACACAACAGCAGCGGCATTTACTTTAACTTTACCTAATAATCCTGCAGATAATGACCACATTTTAATTGTTGATGGTTTTGGACAATTTTTAACAAATAATCTAACCATAGGAAGAGCTGCTAATGCTGAGAATATTGCGGGTGCAGCTTCAGATTTAGTTGCTGATACTAATTATGCGGCATTCAGACTTACATACAAGTTTGATGTAGCAACATCTACAAATTACGGTTGGTTATTAACATAGAATAGATAGGGGATAAATGAGTAATTTGTCAACATTATTAGCTGGGGCAAGTACTGCTACCGATCCAAGGAAAGAAGGTTTACCTTTGTTCGGTCTCTTTGGTCAAAATTCAGACCAAAATCACCATTTAAATTACCGAATTTTTGATTCTGGTTTTAAACAAGTAAACACTCCTTGGGGTGCAGTTTGTAATACCACAACAAATTATAGATTTGGAATGATGGGAGATGCTTCTCACGCTTATTGGGGAAGTGACCACGGTACTAATATCGGACACGCAAACTTGACCACTGAAGGTTGGACTTCTTGGACTTCTTGGAATAAAAGTATTTACCAAATTGACCAATACCCACACGCTCAATACTATACCTCTTCACGGAATGGTGCTATTTCTTGGCATTCTTATCACAATATAAGCTCTTCATTTGAATGTCAAAATGGTTGGACAAAATTAAATATGGTTTTACCTGAAGGAATTAGACCTAGACGGATATTCTGTAACAGACGATTTTCTATGAGAGAAATATCTGGATTGCACGGCACTGCTAATTTTGACCATTATGATTACACTCCTCATTTACTTAAAACCGAACAGACTTACGCAACTGGTACTGGATACAATGAGAAAATGAAAATGTTAGTGATGGTTCACTCGGGTGACGAGGGTGGAAATACTTCAAAGACTATTCACATATTCAGGTCTAAAACAGACCTAAACCAAGTCACTAAAATTAAAGAGTTCTTTGATGACCTAATTTCTACTGAATATTTCCAAGACACTTGGACTAATCAAAGTAACAAAGATTGGTGCGTTGCTGTTGGTAATAATGGTTGGGTTGGTTTCGGACTTAAACAAGGTAACAGTAAAAGATATTGTGCGTTTGATTGTAATGTCAAAGGGGTAGGAATAGATATAACTGGCGCAAGTAGAAGGTACCTTGATTGGCAAACTTTTACAGGATCAACAACTACATCTTATGGTGCTTGGTCAAGACACCAATACTATACTAAATTTCAAACAACTTGGGATGGTACGTGGGGACTTATTTATTCTCCATATTATTACTATGGTCCAGGTATAAATGCTTTTGCAATGAGTTTAGAAAACCCACGTAAGTTTATTAGCATAAGTCAAACACATACAGATTACCCTAATCCTTATATAGCTTGGGGACGTACTGGATTTCACGGTGGTTGCAGTCATAATACAGATAGTACAACTTGGCGTACATTTGCTTTTTCATTTGATCCAGCGGATTCTGACCACGAAGAGGACACTAGAGTCTATATGGGTGGTTCTTCTAATGACACAGTTGTGCCGAATAGTAACTCCCACGTAGGTGGAACATACACCAATAAAACTGGTGTTTGTGGTTTAAGCGAATGCTATACAAATCTACACGGAGGCTATTACTCAACTTGTTACCCAGGACTTTTTGGGATTAATTGGTGGGGCTCATATGGTGCTGGCGATTCAAGTTATGGAGGAAAATAAATGAATTATTATTTCAATTCATCAAATGGTATGTGTGTAACACCAAACGAAGACGCTGGTGAAAATCTTGTTAAACAAGGTTTGGCAATCAAAAAAACTGATGTTCCAGAAGATGTTGAGTCTTGGAGATTATCTTTAGACCTTGATACCAATGCAGTTGTTGTGTATGCTGAAGGCAAGGATGAAGGCGGTGCTCAGGATCAGAAAAAAATTGACAACGCTGCTGAAACACAAGCAGGCCTAGATAAAGAAAAAGCGGACACAAAAAAAGAAGCTGATAGACAAGTTGCTGCTGGTGAAGTGCCTGAGTAAGTATAAAGTGATAGTATAACTATCATTTTAATTATATAATGATATGTATGACATTAAAGAATTAACAAAAGACATTTATCAAATCGCTGAACAACAAGAGTTTATCAAAACTCTTATGTCTACCAAAATCAACCCTAACATTTACGCAATATATCTTTACAATCAGTTACTTTGTTATGCTGAAGTAGAGAAATATGGATTAGAAAATTCGTTGTTTAGAACAACAACTGGATTACCTAGAGCTGAGCATATACATTATGATTTTAAAACTTTATGGACAAGTGATTCAACTCCTACTCCTACACCAAGTACAATAAATTATGTTAAACATATTCAAACTATAAAAGAAGAACCTGAAAAATTATATGCACATATATATGTAAGGCATTTAAGAGATATGATTGAAGGTCAATTGATGATGAAAAATACACCAGGACCTAATCGTTATTATAAATTTAAACACGGTGAAATAAAAGAATATAAAAGGATAGTAAATGAAACAATAAATAGTTATATAAATGTCTATCAAATTAATATTCTTAATGAAGCGAAGTTTGCTTTTGCAACTACTACACAATTATATAAAGAAATGGATGTTATTTCTGGACATAAAGAAATAGATAAGATAGAAAAGGAATTAAAAAAAGATGATATGGGATCGCTTAATAGAGTGTAAAGACAAAATAATATCTATACTGGATAGAGATTGTGAAGAATACAATGAAAACGGTATGGAAAAATTTAATAAAGAATCTTGGACTAATCGTACTTGGAAAAATGTAAATGTTAGACGAGCACATTTTGAGATAGTGGATGCTAGAGATACAAGAGGACATTATATGTTACACTTATCTTTATTTCCAAATTTAGAAAATGGTGGTCCAATTTATGGATTGGATGCTATTGCAAGTAAAAGTAAAGTTAGATATTTTCACGATTATTCTCCATTACTTGTAAAAGAACATCCGTTATCAAGATATTTTATAGAAGAATCAACTTGGTTTAAACCAACAAAACCGAGAATACGGCCAGGTTGGGCAACTGAAATTTTTAGTGAAGGTGTGATTTCAGGTGGAAATATTAAAGATGAAAATGAATTAAATCAAATTTGTACACTTGCTACATCTAATTTAGAATCATACCTAGATAAAATATCTGATTATGATGGTGATTCAAAAAAAGAAGATGTTATAAAAGGTCAAAATTTTTATTTTGAGCAC